GCGCACTCGGCACAATTCCTAGCGCTGCGTTTCGCTGCGTGTGTTCGGGTGCCACCGACAGGATCGACTCCGTGCAGGCCGTGCGCAGCCGTTCCAGCTGCTGCGCGTAGACCAGGTCGACAGTTCTAGTGTCTTCAACCGTCACGCTGCCGTCTGGATGATGTAGGTACGTTTTTGGCATGTCAGTACGCAGAGATGAGTGCAACGAACTGGAGCGCCGTTCCTTCGTTGTATCGGAATGTCGTTGGGGCAGGATTGGCGAGATCGTGGGAGCCGATGTCCGCGTAGAGCCCGGTTACGCAGTCGTTGGCCGCGGTGTCGAACACGCCTAGCGGACTAGACGCCCGCGCACTAATCCGGCCAAACGATCCTGTCGCCGTCGAATAGATAACGGCCACCCAATACAGACCGGGCGCAAGCGTCACCAGCGGCGTTCCCGTGGCCGCGTTGTAACCGTAGCCGCCGCCAGTAGCGATCGCCGCGCTGGCGTACAGACGGGTACTAGGTCTTCCGTCGGTTCCGTCGGGCTTGTAAATGGCAAACTTGACATTGCCGCCAGTAGTCCCGTACGTCTGGCTGGCAACGGTCTTGATATCGACCTTATGCGGTATGTAGTAAAGGCTGTAATAGGCTCGATTAGCCGTCGGAGTCCCTCCGCCAGCGCATGATTGAGCATTCAACGGCATCGAATAGATGCGTGCGGTCGATCCCGTCGATGCATCGATGCCGTCCGCCGGAAGCCGGGGGCAATGGAAAGACTTGTCTACCCAGACGTTTCCGATGGTGTCGCCATATTGCAGGACTAGCCCAGCAGTTCCGCCATCCGGTACGCGCGACCAGCGGAACACGACGCTGCCCGCGGAATCCTCAGCGTAGATATTGCCGTCCTCAGTATTGATAGCCAGTTCACCCGCTGAAAGTTCCCCCGTTGACGGGGCAACCCCTGAAACGTCTGACCGCTTGTGTCGGATGATGTCAGCCATTAGGAAGCCCCATATACGCCACCATCAATGGTCTGCACGAATGACCCGCCAGTAGGGCATTCCCCGTCCCAGGGGTTAGATCGGCTGAAAACCAGAACCTGACCCCCAGTGCTGTGTCTCATGTAGAACGTGATGACCAGCGTGCCAGTCGGTATCGGGAGCATGCTGAATCCCAGCCCATTCGCACGGGTCGCATTGATGCCGCCAGCCGTTGACGCAGTGTTCTCGAATTCCGCCAGGTTGTATGCCGTTTCCGCATTGAATGTGCTGCCCGTCGGGGAGGTCGCCCCGGCCAACTGATCCTGCGGCAGGACGGACTGAACCGTATACACCCACCGATTCGATGCCCCGCCGATAAGGCTGCTCGATGTCACCTTCGTCAGCAGTCCGGTCAGGCGCGAATCATCCTGCCCGTTCACCAATTCGTTCAACCGCACCGAATTGGCGTAGACGAATCGCCCAGCCTCCACCATCCGGTTCAGGCTGGTGGAGTCGATGCCGTTGAAACCGTATAGGAAGGGTTCGGAGAACATTACCAGTTTGGCTTAGGGGTAATGAACAGGGCTTCGATGCCAGGGGGCAGCACGTTCATCGTGCCATCGAATGCGACTTTCCCAACGTACGGCTGCCGCCAGATCACCTTCGATGTACCGCGCTGCGCGATCGGGGTAGATGGCGATGCACCGACGTTGAATGCCGTATCTAGCTGCGGTTCGCCAGTCTGAAACCTGATCATCACCTGTTCCAGGTGGTACCAGGGGTCATAGATGAACGTATGCACAAACGCCGATACCTGCTCAGTGATCTGACGCTGCTCGGCAGCGGCGAACAGGAACCTCCCAGCATCACCGACCTCCAGCCAGTCGCCATCATTCCGCTTCCCGACGTTCCCGATGAACTGACTCATCGGCAGGCCAGCGGTGTATCCGATGTCATCAGCCGGACGATGGACGGGGAATTCCACGGTGTAGATCGTCTGGGGAATATTCAGCGTAAACGGGTTGCCACTTATGTTGTAGATGGTGCCAGTGATGAATGGCGTCGTGTTCCAGGGGTCAACGTCACCGAACGTCGGGAAGGCGGTTGGCGACATCCACGCCTGCACGGACCGCAGGCGGGTCTGCTGGGTGATTTTCGTGCCGCGGTACGCCTGCCCAGCGATCAGTGGTGCCTTGCTGGTCTGCCTGACGATGTAGGTATTAGCCCTGTCGGCGTGCGGGGTAACCGTCAGATCGGAAACGATGAACTGCGCCTTCAGGGCGTCACTAGACCCCGCCGCGATGCGTTCCCCGACCTTTTCGATTTTGTTCCAGGGCGTGGTAGTGGCAGAACGCACCGACAGGTAGACGTTCCAACTGCTCTCGGTGGTGCCGTTGTAGGCTGAATCGTCGTTATAAACGAAAAACGTCCGGGTGAACGTGCTGGTGTCCATTTCTCGCGACACGACTAGTGACTGATCCTTACCCTGCTCGATCACTTGCCAGGCCATTACGGGTTCCTCGATTTCTGCTCGATGCTCTTCAGGACCATCAGCATCTGCTGGTTCAATTGATACAGCTGATCGGTCTGCCCCGTGCCCAGCGCCAGTGCCGTATCGAATTCCAGCCGGGCCAGTTTCGCCTGATCCTCGTCTGAGTAGATGCCCTGCCCGATGTCTTGAAACGCCACGTCGAATGCGTTCCCGATGATGGCTGGCGTCTGCTTAATCAGTTCCCAGATGCTGCCGAACGCCTTTTCGGCGTCTCCCGTGGGCTGCGCCTGCAGCCCCTTCGCGATGTCCACTTCAGTTTTCCGCTGCTCGGAACGTGCCAGGAATTCATCGAGCCCCAGCGCGGTCATCTGCTGCCCGACATCCATCCGCCTGCCGATGTCATAGGCCTTCGAACCCTGCAGTGCCTGGCTAAACGGCATCATCAGATCCTTAGCCATTTCCCGGGCCTCAGACCGGGCTTCCACGATGGATGTCAGCATGCCGATGGCTGGGAGCGCCATCGCTGAAGTCATCAGGCCGCGGATGGTGCCAAACTGAGCAGCCATCGTGTTCAGGCTGCGATTTACCTGCCCACGGACAGAACCCAGACCGCTGGGATCCGCTTCTACACCGACGCGCACAATTGCTGTTTTAGCCATTGATTACCTTATGCAGCTCAGTTTCCCAGTCGCCGGGCTTCACTGTCCAGGGCGCGATTTTCCCGGGGTCGCCCTTGACCATCGATAGGACCAGAATGGTCAGCAGCCGCTCGATGCGTTCGGCTGATGACCAGACCAGGGGTTTCGCATCACCCCCTGGATGATGGCAGCCCCCAGGTGCATGTCGATCATGCTGGGGGTGACTGGCTGCCCGTCCAGGCGCGCACAATGGCGCAGGATCCAGTCCTGCTTTTGGTATTCGCTCAATGCGTCCAGTTCGCGGTATTCCGCGACCGTGATCGACCGAACTTCCACCAGCAGTGGATATTCCTCGATCCCTTCAGTGAGTTTGCGCCAGATCATGACGTCGGCCTGGTCACGGTGATGGTGCTGGTGTACTGCCAGGTCACTTCAGCCACCATAATGGCGTCGTTTTCCCAGGACGGGTTGAACCCAGTAATTACTGCCGTTCCTGAGTAGACCAATCCGGTCGCTGGACTAGTTATGACGATCGCGATGGTAGATCCGCTCGGGCTTGCCTCGCTGAACTGCTGGGCGAGTGTCAGACCAGTCGATTGAGACGAAAAAATGGTCGCGTTGCCCGTAATCGTCGGACGCCCAGCGATCGCCGTAGTAACCAGCGAATTCAGCTGGGTGCTGTCCAGTGCATTTTTTGCTGATGTAATTCGACAGGACTGCGTAAGAACTGGGTTTCCCCCGAACGTCATTGATGTCCCGCTGCTGATTACTGCTGCCATATCATCCTCCTGTAGCCCAGACGGTGTAACCCTGCTGAATGGCTCGGGGTCCGTCATCATCCCCCGAACCATCCTCGATGCGTTCTACGTCCTCATTCGTCAAGTAGCCGCATTTCACGCTGGTGCCGCTTGACGTGTATGCAGTGTTAGTGTCCAGCGCTGCGCGCACGGCATCGGCCACGCTGCGTGCGCTGCTCATTGTGTCAGCGATGGTGGTGACCGTGATGGCAAACGAATGCAGGTCTTCCGAACCAGAAAACGATCGGACTGGTTCCCGCGAATCGACGCTGTAAACCAGCGCTGGCAGGGTGGTCCCCTCCCGTCGCCATTCGGGGCTAATTCGGTTCCCGACAGCAGCCACCTGGGCGTCCAGACGTGCAAATAGCGCCTGCTCGATGGTCATCCCTTTACCCGGATCCCTTTCTTCCGGCATTCGATAGCGAACGTTTCTTCGATGGCGTCAGCGAATTCGCTTTCGAAACGCGATCGAGGGAACTTAGCAGCCATTTTCTCCTGCGTCTTCCAGTACAGCTTGTTTAGCGGTCCCGCCAGCCTGGCGCGGTACGCACGGTTGACCTTGACGCCCGTGGTGGCGACGATCAGACCAGCGCGCACGTCGGCGCTGTGGATGATGGCTCGGGCGATGTCCTTACGGACCTTGTTTGTGGGCCGCTTCGGGCGCTCAGCCAGCCACAACTGCTTATACAGCGCTGCCGCTGGTTTCATCACCTTGCGTCCTAGCCGCTTCGCCAGGTTCCTGCCGACGTTCAGGGGCAGGTGCCGCAGGACATAGTCCATACGCCTGACCTGCTCGATGAATCGCGGGTCTGAATCGGCGTTCGCCAGCAGTCCGAATTCGGTAGCCACGGCCATCTTGCCGACCTGCCGATCGAAGTAGGCAGCCAGGTTTCGCTGGTGTACGGGGTTCATTCGATGATTTCCCGCGCTTCAATGTTTAGCTCGATCCGCCGCAGGCCGACATCGTTGACTCCCATCACCTCCAGCACTCGATCCGACTTCCCCGTTTCCTGCAGCAGCAGTCTGGACTTCGTGGTCACCGAATCCAGCCAGGGCAGGGCGATCCGGTAGGTAATTTCGCCACGGGCGACGTCAACGGTTTCGA